GACTCAGATACTCCATTATTTGGTGGTTATGACTTATTCCTCGGTATTTTTGATCCAAATGCTTGGACTGCTGAGTATTATAACCAAGGATCTGGTTTTAATGATAAGGCAATGAATATACATGATTTACATCCAAGAATTCCTAATACTTTAGCATTAGCATACACATCATTTGGTTCCGTAAACGGATCAGATACATTTGGATCTGAAGATATTGGTGTAATTACATTTAATTATGATACAGATAGTTGGAGCCCAGGATTCCAAATTGGTTCAGAAACATCTGAAGAAATTGATCAAAACGGAAAACCAAGTACGCTTCTTCCAGACGGAAGACTTGCGATTGTGTGTAATACAGCTGGTACTTTTGCTGATGATACAATCACATATGGTTCTAAAGACATGGGTCTTGCGATATTTAATTTTGATAGTGATGGTCTTGGAAATTATTTAGGGTGGTCTAAATATCAAATTGGATCAGGATCTGCTGATTTCTCATATAGCATTGATAATAATGGTTCTGCTTTTTTAATTACAGGATATTCAGAAGCAACATGGGATAAAGCCGTTTCTGGAGTGTTTGTTGAATTTGATCCAGAAAGAAACTTACTAGGAAAGAGTGCATAAATGGCTATACTTAATTTTCCACTAAATCCAAATCATAATGATACCTATTCAGCAAATGGAATAGATTATTCATATGATAGCACTTCTACTTCTTGGACAGTTCAACCAAATTTAGGTTATACAGGATCACAAGGTTTTACAGGATCTAAAGGTGCTGGATTCACAGGATCAAGAGGTTCTTTAGGTTATACAGGATCAAACGGTTTTACTGGTTCGATTGGTTTTACAGGTTCTGTTGGATATACTGGTTCTTCGAATGTTCAAGGTATACGTTATGGGTATGATACAGGAACAACCGTAGCAGGAGCATTGTCTGGTGAAATTAGATTTAATAACGCAGCATTAGGATCTGCAACTCAAATTGGTATTAATGCTACTGACGCAGACGGTAATGATCTTACAAGCTATTTTTCTACGCTTGATAATTATGGATCAAACATTTTAAAAGGAACATTATTATTTAAACCTGCTGATTTAACATCTGGTGAATTTGCGGCATTTAATGTTACAACAGTATTTACAAACAATTCAGGTGTTCTTACTGCAACTATAGCTTCTGCTGGTGGTGGTCTTACATTATCTGACGGCGATGAAGTTATTGTTACTCTTATTCCTGCTGTTCAAGGAGAGCAAGGTTATACTGGATCACAAGGCGTAATTGGTTATACAGGATCGCAAGGTGTCATTGGTTATACCGGATCTCAAGGTCCTATTGGTTATACGGGATCTCAAGGTGTTATTGGATATACTGGATCACAAGGTGTTAGAGGTTATACAGGATCTCAAGGCGTCATTGGTTACACTGGTTCTCAAGGTGTTATTGGATATACTGGATCACAGGGTGTAATTGGTTACACTGGATCTCGAGGAGCTACAGGATTTACTGGTTCACGAGGTGTAATTGGTTACACTGGTTCTAGAGGAGCCGATGGTACTTCATTAAATATTCAAGGTACAGTGGCTACAGTTGGAAATTTGCCATCATCTGGCAATACTACTGGTGATGGTTATGTTGTTCAAGCAGATGCTAATTTGTATATTTGGGATGGTTCTTCTTGGACTAACGTTGGTCAATTCGTTGGTTATACTGGTTCACAAGGTATAGGTTATACTGGTTCTCGAGGAGCAACTGGATTTACAGGATCTCGTGGAGCTCAAGGTTATACAGGTTCGCAAGGTTACACTGGATCTCAAGGTGTCATTGGATATACTGGATCCCGCGGTGCACTAGGTTACACTGGTTCTCAAGGCCCTATCGGCTATACTGGTTCTCGTGGTCCTATCGGTTACACAGGATCTCGCGGAGCTACTGGATTCACAGGATCAAAAGGAGATACCGGATTTACAGGATCAAAGGGCGATACCGGATTTACAGGATCCCGCGGTTCACTTGGTTATACTGGTTCTCGAGGTGCTCAAGGTTATACAGGATCAAAAGGAGATACCGGATTCACAGGGTCTGGAGGTAGTACTGGATTTACTGGATCTCAAGGTGCAGCAGGTGGTGGTACTGGTCTAGCAATCGCAATGGCAATGATATTTGGGTGATTTATGGGAGAATGTAATTTAGTAAATATAGGTTCTGTAGTAGGTAAAACGTATTCTACTGTTTTACAAAGTTCTGGTACTGTACAAGATGGTGTAACACATAATGTATCTAGCGGAAATGAAACGTGGTTAGTAAAAAGTTTAATTGTTGCAAATAGAAGTTCAAATAGTACAGATAACCAAATTTCAGTTCTTATGAAAAACGGTGCGTTTACGTGCGTTATTATAAAAAATGTGTGGGTACCGTATGGAACTTCACTTGTAGTTCTTGATGAAGCAACACCGGTATATTTACAATATCAAGATTACGTTCAAGTTCAAGTTCAACAAGGTTCTAATATAGAATGCGTATTTAAATACGAAACACTTAGGGAGTAAAAAATGGCAGCACCTAATATAGTAAACGTTGCTCAAATTTATGGTAGAACTGTGAGTGGTGCGGTTGGTACTTCACTCTCAGCGGTATTAACAAATGCATCCAGTTCTAATTATGTTTATAAAGTAAACAGTATTATGATTTCGAATGTTGATGGAACAAATGATACAACTGTACGAGTAGCATTTAATAATAATGGTACAAATCATTATTTAGCATATGATGTTGATTGCATAGCTAAAACAACATTAATTGTTTTATCTAAAGATACTGCTGTGTATCTTGAAGAAAACGATAGTATTCGAATTTCAGCAACTACAGCATCAGATGCACAATATGTTGTTTCATATGAAGCTATTATTGACTAGGAATTAGTTTAATGGGTAGAAAACACCAAAATGGTGGAGTTGTAGGTCAAAAACGCATTTATTATGATGGTGTGAATACCGGTGTTCACGATATGCAAACTGTGTATGATTCTTTTAGTGGAGCTCCTACTAATAGAGAAGGCTATAATTTTGGCATTGGAACTCCTCCTCCTATAGATCGTCGTATTAGTGTTGGAAATGTATTTGATATGACTCTTATTCCAAATGCTAGTGATAGCTATACATTGTCACAATTAGGAACTGCATCAACTGGGAGTTGGACATCTACTGATAGATATTATCAAAGTGATTGGCTTAGAATATTAATTAATGGTCAAGGAAGAGGTTGTTTAGGTACAGGCGGCGGTAGTTTATCAAGTACAAATTTTCAGTTAATGGCAAATACTACTGGTAATGGTACTTTTTCATATACTACTTATGCTGATGCGTTCCAGCCGGGCACGCCACATGAGACCGGATTTTTTTGGGCAAGAACAGCAGCAAGTGGAGGTACATTATATAGTATAGGAGGATCTAATAATACAACTTCAATCGGTGGTACCTCGCAAAATGGAACTGTTTACAGCTGGAGAAGATCTTCTGCTGACACAGATGTTAATGATACTCGTGTAATTTTGTTAGGCAATACTACTGGCGGACATGTTGTTTTGCAATATAAAATATATAATGGTGCTTCTGGTACGCAAACAAGCGGAAAAGTTGTAAGAATGCTTCATCAATATACTAACACAACTGGGTCTACTAAATATGTTTCATTTCAAAGGGGTGGTGATGTCGACTTTAATAATTTTACTACGTCAAATACAAGAGTAGATAATACAAAAACATATTCGCGTGGAACATCTAATAACCAAACTTTAGCAGTATATTTGCCTCCTACACCTAATACAGTTGCTATTAATCCTACTCCTACTAATAGAAATACACTAATTGCCAATTCATTTACTATCTACAATCCAGAAAGCGTTGCGGCAAATACTGTTTCGCGTGCAAATGGTAGCGCAGATACATCAATTTATATGGGGGCGGATTGGGATGCAGTAGCTGCAGGTTCTACAGTATTTGCATGTGGATATTATGTGTATGGAACAGATGTAACAGATATGGATAATCAAATTTTGTGAGGTATTAAATGTCACATGGTAAATCTAAATGGGGAAATTATATTGGTGCACCTAAAGTTATAGATGGTGTGATTGGTTTATCTATGGGAGATATGTATCGCAATAATAAATCAGACGGTGGTATTGGAGGTGTACACAAATTACATTATATACATGAATATAGCGAAGCAGATGAAGCGAATGGAAGCTATTCAACTGCTGTATCTGGTCAAGTAGTTTATACTTTACAAAATTCTACAGGAAATTCAGCTTTTAATTGGACTGTTCCATCTGGTGTAACATCAATATCTGCTGTGTGCGTAGGAGGCGGTGGAGGCGGTGGAGGAAATAACGGTTCTTCTGGTCCGGGTGCTTCAGGCGGTGGTGGTGCTCAATTATCGTATGGTAACGCGATAAGTGTTACTCCAGGAGAAAATTTATCATTAGTTATTGCGCTTGGTGGTCAAGGTGGAACCCAAAGCGCAAATGCGATCGCAGGTGGAACTACTAGTATTTCTCGAGGCGGAACAATATTATTGGCTGCAAGCGGAGGAACTGGCGGACAATCTAATATAACCTCCGGTGGCAGTGGCGCTGGTGGTTCTGGATCTACCGGTACAGAATATGATGGCGGCGGAAACGGTGGAAATGGTGGTTCAGCGCTGAATAATGGAGCCGGTGCTGGAGGTGGAGGCGCTGGTGGTTATAGTGGAAATGGTGGAAATGCCAATGGCGGCAGTGGATCTGGAGGCGGAGGAGCCGGAGGACAAGCGAATAATGGATCCGCATCAAGAAATGCTGAGCAATCCGGAGGTGGAGTTGGACTATATGGCGAAGGAACTAGTGGTTCCGGGTCTACTGCAACAAGCAAAATGGGTTCTGTTTTAGGTCCATCATCTGGAGTCGGTTCACAAACTGTAGCAACTGCAGCAGGTTTTACTACTTTTGGAGTTGCTAGTACATTCGGTGGTGGAGGAGGAGCTATAGAAGATGATACTTCTTCATATGGCCATTCAGGTGGCAGCGGTGGAATAAGAATAATTTGGGGAACCAATCGATCTTATCCTTCAACTAATACTGCAGATGCATAGGAGTAATAAATGTCAGAAATAATTTGTATAAAATGTAATCATCCTTGTCATTGCGAAGGTGATGAAAATGAAGTTTGGTGTACTGATGGTGTTTTACAAGAAGATGGACACCATGAGGTTTGTGGCTGTAACGACTGCACGCACGAAGAAGAATAATATATAACTATATGATGAAAATTGCTATTATTGACCTTTTAGGTCTGACTTATGATGGAACTACATTAGAAAAACGTGGATTAGGCGGATCTGAATCAGCTGTGATTCTTATGTCAAAAGAATTAGCAGCTTTAGGATTTGATATAACTGTTTATAATAATTGTATAGATTCTGAAGCACAACCTGGTGAATATAACAATGTTACTTTCATCGACCATAGCCAGTTTACAAACGATGTCGAATATGATATAATAATATCATCGCGATCTGTTCATCCCTTTATGTTCGATCCATATAATAAGCTGTGTGAAAAAGCACAATATAAAGTTTTATGGATGCATGATACATTTTGTGAAGGCGATGAACACATTGAACATTTACTTAATCATGGTTTAATTGACGAAGTATTTACACTTTCTGATTTTCATACAAATTATATTTTAAACTGTGAACATGGTGTTAAAAGAAATTTTGAAGTTTTAAAACATAAAGTTTTTCAAACTCGAAATGGCGCAGTAAAATATATTGATGAAATAGATTTAAGTAAAAAAGATAAAAACCATTTCGTTTATAATGCTTCAGTAACAAAAGGATTAAATCCTTTATTACAAGATATTTGGCCTGAAATAAAACGTCAGATTCCAAGTGCACATCTTACTATTATTGGTGGATTTTATAGATTTAGAGAAGGTGCAGCACCAGATGCACAAGAAAAAGATCATCGTAGATATGTAGAAACATACCCAAAAGAATTAGATGTAACTTTTACAGGTGTTATACCTCAAAAAGAAATAGCAAAAATATTAGCTAATGCTGGATTTATGTTGTATCCAACTGAATTTCCAGAAACGTTTAGTATTTCAGCATTAGAATCTTTATTATATAAAACTCCTCTTATCACTTCTCGATTTGGTGCTCTCGAAGAAACAGCACTTGATCTTGCATGTTATAAACAAAATTATGCAAATTGTCCTAACGGATTATTTCCTACAATTAATAGAGATGAACAAGCCAAATCATTTATTGATATGACTATACAAGCTTATCACAATGATTATTTGTTACAACAAAAACAAAATTATTGTGATGTAATTGATGACATTTATGGATGGGATACAGTTGCTTTACAATGGCAACAACAATTTTATCGTAAATTAAAAAAGTATTTACCAGTAAATCAGTATAGAAAAGTATCTCAAATTAATGATAAAGTAAAAAGAATTTACGGAAGAAGATTTGAAAATTCAATTGAAAGAACAGAATATAAAACTACATATCCAGAAAAAAGAATTGTAATAATTTCACCGTTTAGAAATGCTGATGATTATATTGTTGATCATTGTTTATCAGTTGACCAACAAGATTATAATAATTATCTACATATTGTTATTGATGATAACTCAGATAATCAAATTGAATTACCATCTAACCCTAAAAGAATGATTATAAGAAATGATGAGAGATGCGGTTGTATAGCTAATCAATTAAATTATATGCAACATGCGACAGAAGATGATATTATTATTCTTTTAGACGGTGATGATTTTTTAATTAATAATCCAACAATTTTTAAATATTATAATCAGCTTTATCATGAAGGAATTGAATTTACATATGGTTCTATGTGGAGTTTAGTTGATAACATTCCTCTTATTGCTCAAGACTATCCAGAAAAAGTAAAAAAAGATAAATCTTATAGAAAGCATTTATTTAATTGGAAAATTCCATATACGCACTTGCGAACATTTCTTGGAAAACATGCTTGGAAATTAAACCCTGGAAAATTCAAAACTCCTGGAAAGGGGTTTATGATGAGTGGTGCTGATAATCCATTATTTTATGAATTAATAGAAATGGTACCACCAGAAAAAATTAAAGCAGTAAAAGAAATTATGGTTCTTTATAATGATATTAATCCATTAAATGATTATAAAGTAAATCCACATGAACAAAATAAGAATGCGTATAGTTCTTATAAAACTAAAGATGAAAATAAAATGAAACAAATATTAATTGCTATTCCAACGAATGCTAGTATTGAACCTGAAACGTTTAAATCAATTTATAATCTTGAAATGCCAGAAGGTGTAAAGACTCATTTTGAATTTTTCTATGGGTATCAAGTTGATCAAATACGAAATTTAATTGCAGAATGGGGTAAAAATTATGACTATACTTTTTGGGTTGATAGTGATATAATTTTACCAAAAGATGCTTTAATTAAATTATACGAATCAGATAAAGATATTATTTCTGGTGTTTACATGCAAAGAAAACATGATAAACAAGTTTTAGAACTTTATAATGAAGCTGGAAATATTCCTCACGACCAATTAGAATATGGTTTAATGGAAGTAAGAGGATGTGGTTTTGGTTGTGTTCTTGTGAAAGGTCATGTATTTAATGAAATTGAATATCCACATTTTAAATATAAGTCTGCTTTAAATCATGATCATACGTACTCTGAAGATGTTTATTTTTGTGATAGAGCGAGAGAAAAAGGATTTAAAATTTGGGCAGATACAACTTTAATCTGTGAACATAAGGGTCATCATCTTTTTGTTCCACAAATATCATATAAAGCTGATACCGCTCCAAAAGAAATAAATCAACATTTAATTGAAAGATCAAAAGAAGATGCCATACTTCCATTTGTTAAAGCATATTTAAATGATATGAAAAATAGATGGGATTTCCAACCAAGAGTAATTTATGATATTGGTGCAAGTTGTTTACATTGGACAAATATGGCAAAAGAAATTTGGCATGATACAAAGTTTATTGCCTTTGATGCTCTTGAAGAATATAAAGATGTATATGACTATTATGGTGTTGATTACGCTATTACTTTATTAAGTAAAGAAAAAGAAATACGAACTTTTCATACAAATGTAGAACACCCCGCTGGTGGAAGTATGTATATTGAAAAAGATCATAAAGAATTATATCATGATCATCGAAAGATGGGAGCAATGACATTAGATGAATTAGTAAAATTAAATGATTTTCCAATGCCAGATATGATTAAAATAGATGTACAAGGTGCTGAAAAAGAAGTTTTACAAGGCGCGGTTGAAACATTGAAAAGCGTTCAACATATCATTGTAGAAGTACAATCAGAAGAGTATAACGAAGGTGCTCCATTAAAAGAAGAAACATTTAATTATCTTGACGATATTGGATTTAGAATTGTAGAAGAAATTGTTAATTACGGACCAGATGCAGATTACCATTTTATAAGAAAAAATTTATATAAATAGTCATAGATAATTTAAACGGAGATCTCTATGGCTACACCATCTACAAGAGACGAACTTATAGAATATTGTAAAAGACGGTTAGGCGATCCAGTACTTGAGATCAATGTCGATGATGATCAAGTTGAAGATCGTGTAGACGAAGCTTTACAATATTATCAAGAGTTTCATTCTGACGCAACTGTAAAAACATATTTAAAACATCGAGTAACTTCTACTGATATTTCAAATGAGTACATTCCAATTTCATCAGATGTTATATTTGTATCAAGATTATTTCCATTAGCAAGTTCATTTAGCTATTCACATAATTTCTTTGACATCAAATATCAAATGATGTTAAACGATATTGCTGATATGCAAAACTTTGCAGGTGATCTTGCTTATTATGAACAATTACAACAGTATCTTTCTGTTTTAGATATGACATTGAACGGTACACCTCAAACAACATTTTCACGCAGACAAGGTAGACTCTATATTCATGGAGATTTTCAAGATAATGATATTAAAGAAGATGATTATCTTATTGCAGAAGCATATCAAATTGTAGATCCAAATACACACACTTCTGTATATAATGATATGTGGCTTAAAGATTATACTACTGCTTTGATTAAAGAACAATGGGGTATGAATCTTATTAAGTTTGAAGGAATGCAGTTACCAGGCGGTGTAACTATTAATGGTCGCCAACTCTTTGATGATGCACGACAAGAAATAGAATCATTAAGGGAAAGAATCAGATTGGAGCATGAAATGCCTGCTGATTTTTTTGTAGGTTAATATGCGCAATTTTTATTTCTCCGATAAAGTAAGATCAGAACAAAATCTCTATGAAGACATCATCATAGAGTCATTAAAAATGTATGGTCAAGATGTCTACTATTTACCTCGGACTTTAATTGGAGAAGATAAAATACTTGGTGATGAAGTACCAGCTCGTTTTGGTTCTGCACATAAAATTGAAATGTATATTGAGAACACTGAAGGATTTGATGGAGAAGGTGATCTTTTTACACGATTTGGTGTTGAAATAAGAGACGAAGCTACGTTAATTGTATCGCGGCGAAGATGGATACAACAAGTGCAACGTTTAGATGAAACTGTATCTTCAGTAAGACCGCTTGAAGGTGATATGATTTATTTACCTTTAAGCCGTAAGTTATTTCAAATTACACACGTTGAACATGAACAACCTTTTTATCAATTAAGTAATTTACCAGTATTTAAATTAAGAGTTCAGCTTACAGAATATAGTGATGAAGATCTTGATACCGGTATTACAGAAATTGATGAAGGTGAAAGAATTGTTGGATTTACTTATATTTTAAATCTAGCATCATCAGAAGCTTCGGCTACATTTAATATTGGAGATCAGATACAACAGCAACTTGCTACTTCTACTATTACAGGTGAAATATCACTATGGCAATCAAGTACTTTACAACTTCATATTGTTCATACGAGTTCTAGCGATGGTAATTATCATGAATGGATACCAGGAACTATAACTCGTCTTGTAGAACCTAATACTACTCATACGGTGACATCTGTTTCTGAAAATATGAAACAAGCTGCTAATGAACAAAATGATCAGTTTGAAGACTTTGCTAATGATTTCTTAGACTTTAGTGAAGATAACCCATTTGGAGATCCTAATGACGGATGATATTTTTGATTTTGGATTTACAGCTGTTGATGAAGATGAATTACAGGCT